TTAATTTTTAACCTTTTCTATCCCTTTCTTATATTCCTTAATATCCTCATCGTCCCAGCCCATCATCGGCCAAAGCTCAAGTGATATGCCTCGTTGATTTAGATATATTGCAATATCTCTGAGATTGCTTCCTTTAATATTTCCTCCTAAGCTCCACCTCTCTATTTTATCTAACGGTTTATCGTTTTTGTAATCATAAATCGTTATCACGTCTTTTTTGTTGGTATTGCTTACCAGCGCCCAAATGACTCTGATTTTTTTATCCCTACTGTGCCACTCGCCTTCAACAGTTGCGTCATGAGGTTCTCCCAATATCTTCTTAATCTGCTCAAAACTTTCAATCACAGTACCGATCCTGCTCGTACCGTTAATCTCTTTTTTAGTTGCCCTCCTAAATTTTCTTTTGTCTTTTTTCATAATTCTTTAAGCTCGCTATTTAAATCATCAATGATAATTTTAATTATCTCTTTTCTTGTCTGCTTTTTATTTTGATAATACGAGCCATAAAAAAACTCAACATGCACATCGATATTCTCGCCGATTATTTCCAGTAAGCTCGTGCCATTCCTGATTTCATCTTTTAAACTTTTCTTTGAGCGCTTCATAATTTTTCATGATTAACAAAATAGTATCTCGACATAAGCCAAACAAATCGGAAACTACACGAACATCAAACATATTAGTCGCACCTGACCGTCTGACCGATTCGTACGCTTTAAATTGTCCTTCTGTTATATTTTTCATATTGCGGGGATGTTAACGTAATATACAAAACCTGGCAAGAGCTTAAAATATGCCCAAAATTGCCCATTTTTAAAGTTTTTTGGCCACTTCCAGCACTTCTTCCAATAATTTGATCAATTTATCTTTATTACTGCTTTCAACCTGAACAGTTTCAACTAAGCTACGGATAAAATTAATATCCACATTTTTCCCAGGGCATGTCTTTGATGCATAATCCCTGTGAAATACGATACCCTCTCTGGCAATACCGTACTGTTTGGTCAGTTTCTTCAGAAGATCACGCAAAGCGAAAACCTGTGCCGGTTCCGGCTTTTCCTCGTCGAAATTACCGTCCAAACAAACATGAATACATTGGCCGTTGTTCATATCCGACTGATAGCAGGCCGCTGTCTGTTCACCATCCTTGCGTGCCTGGCGCACCCGGCCATTCTTGGCAATCTCATAATTATAGCCGAGATAAAAACCAAGACTACTTTTAAAATTCCATTTCTCCTTGTGGTAATTATTATTCGCCTCGAACTGATCAGAATTTTTTTGAAATGATACCGCACTATGGTGTATCATGATAAATTTTGGAGTCATATTAATTTCTTATTATCATATAAATTAAATTCAAAATATTTCCAACTCCCAAAAGACCGATAAACCATTTAAGGTTTCGGATGGTGGTTGAAATCTCAATCCTGAACTGGGTATTTTTCTTTACATTGCCGTTAGTCTGATCCAAACGCTTAATAATCCCGCCATGTTCATTGGAGTTGTCATTTTTAAGATCCTTGATCTTATCAAGAATCAGATCTAGTTTGTCCATGCTATTTGTCGTTTAAATATTTCTTGTAAAATCCACGACCGATAAATACTGCCACGCCGATCAGGAGCAATACCGTCCCCTGCCAGATATTACTCTGAATAACAGCCACGCCGGTACTGACAAATATGGTGGCCACAGATAATAATAATTCTTTTGTGTAATCCATACGATTTATATAATTAATTGTTAAAACCACATCCAGCTGACCTCATTAATTGAAACGTCAACCGTTTCGCCGGTGTTCCTGCCTTTTAATCTGACTGCACCGACTAATTTCATGCCCACTCCCTCTTCCGCATTATTTCTTATACATTTTGCAAATGTAAATTTATAAATATCCGTGTCCATCATCTCTACGTCTTTAATTTCCATATCCTGCAAATTTTCATCCTCTCCTGCATCTACAAGACTAATAATTCCCTGAACATCAATCCTCATAACTACAGCAGTAGCAGTATAACTATATTTTAAATTTTCAGTCATTGATAGAATATTACCGGCAATACTATCAATTGTTTTTATTTCCAGTTTTTGATTTTCTCTGATTAATACCCTGTCACCGGCCTCAAATTGAGAAGCATCGGTTATTTCAACATCAGCCTGATCAGCAATGACCACGCCAGCCAGATTTTTCTTTTCAACAATATTCTGCTCAACAAAACAATTAACATTTATTGTCTCATTTTCAGTCTCAATATTTTTCGTAAAATACCAGCCATATTTTGTCCGTCCTTCGGCTCCCGAAGAATAGCCGGTTGCAAAAGTTGGTGAACTGGTGCCTGATATCGCTCCAGCCTCAATTCTTATCCTCCCATTACCGCCGTTACCGCCCGCATAATAACCGAAATTTGATCCATAATAACCTTGTCCGCCAGTACCACCTCTGGCATGAATCAAATTTGTCCCTATGGTTGCGCCCAGTAAACAGACAATAAAAATTGTCCCTCCGGCACCACCACCTCCGCCTGCGGTTTTATAGCTTGTTGTCCCTCCATTACTGCCATTATTTCCATCGCAATCAATTTCACCGTCCATTACGAAATTTTTACAACTGATTCTGATGATTCCTCCGCCATTTCCGCCGGATCCTGAATTCGACAAAGCAGAGCCTCCACCGCCTCCGCCTGATCCCATAAGATAGGCTGTGCTTTTATCATCAATCGATGCATTGTTATAAGTAATTCCCCCGATCCCTCTGGTGCTGGAACTCCCTGAATACCCACCGCTTCCACCATTGCTTCCATATCCACCTCCACCTCCTCCGGCCGCATCTGTGCCGGATGCTACGCCAGCACCGCCTCCACCATGACCTGTGTCTTTTAGCTGATAAACACTGCCTCCGCCGTTTCCTGCCCCACTGGAACCATAATTACCGCCTCCACCGCCGGAATGACCTCGGCCTTTAGCATTTAATTTACCTCCTGCCTCAATCTCAAATGTTCCCCGGCATTTTATTTCAAAATTCCCGCTTATTGTGATTGTATGGCCAGCCTGGATTAAAACGCTCTCAAAATTTTTCTCGCTTGACCATGTTGTACTCCCGGAACTTACAAAATCGCCATCACTCCCATCTCCTAAATCAGGAGCCAAAGCTCTTGCGTATTTTCCATTGCCAGTATCAAGTACGCCTAAAAATTTGCCAATCAATGACCCTAAAGGATATGAATGAATTAAATTTTCGTTCATTGATAAAACATTGCCTACAATAGCCTGAATTGTGGCAGTTTCAAAAGTATCCTCACCATCATAAACTATAACCATCTCGCCCACACTAAACTGCGAACCATTGCCAACCTGAATATCAGCCTGACCGTTTAAAGCATCAGCTGATAAATTATCAATCAATTCATCCAAAACGGAGTTATCAATTAAGTTGTCTTGTTTTATTCCTATTAATTGTCTGATTGGCATATTTGAACGATTATGTATAAAAAGAGGCTGAAACGGATATTGATGTTGCCGTAATGCTTCCCGACGAAGAGGTTGTTAAAGTTGACCCACTCCAGCTGAATGATAAACCGCTGGTTGATGTTCCTGATGAAGTGTACAGCTTACCCTCCCGATGAACAGCCGAAGTTCTGCCATCCTTGGCCAGAACCACCTGTCCACAATGCTGTTCTGAAAATCCGGTCGGATACCAAGAAAAATTTATTATTACAAAATTGGCACCAGCCGGGACTGCAATACTGGTTCCGCCTAAAGTGCTGATATACTCCCAATGGCTTGTCTGATTCAGGGTAATAATATTCTGCGCCAGATTCCTGATCGCTTTCATAATTGCATTAATTTCAAACGCAAATAATTTATTCTGTTTTTTCTTGTTGTCTAAACTCATAACTTCTGTACTTAGCAATATTTTTGATTTTATTTTTCAAAAAATATGCCGGTCTGTTTTCTTTATCAAAAATCTCTTTGGCACCGTCAAATTCAGCTTCCAGTATTTCATGCTGAAGCCCCAGCCTGCTCACAATATCGTAGGCCTCCAGCTTATCCTTTACTTCAATTTTGATATTCAGAATCATACGCTTATAAAAGTATATTTCTGGCTGATGACCAGAACTGTATTATTATCTTTTGCCCAGTTGAGGCCGGTCAAATGCGACCATAGTCTGCCGGTGTTCGGATTCTCATCGCCGTCAATCACATTGCCGAATTCAGTATAAACTCCTGAACATTCGGTCTCGGTAAAAAAAGCAGTTAGCAAAACTACATTTGAACTGTCTGTCCCGCTGGCCATATCGTTGCGGTAATCTTCAGCTATTAACTGCGTGTCATTAGCTGAAGCCGCGCCTGATCCGGTTCCAAGTAATGCCTTATTAATATGCCCGGTATACGAAGTGTCTCCGACCAGTCTTTTGATCAGGGCATTAAACCCACCGTTGCAGATTACATTAAACCGCCGCTGTTCCTGCACTAAATTACCTAAAATATAATATCTCATAATGCCGGGAAACATCGGCCTTAATTTCGCAATCATTTTATTAAACAACCGGTCTTTTTTGGTCAATTTTGACTGATCATAAAACTTAACGGTAATATCACCGATAGCGTGCGCGTTTTCTTTTGTGTGTTTTTTTATAATCATAAAATTAGCTTAATTCACTCGTATCCAGGCAAAACTCTCTTTCCGGGTCTGAGTGTCCCAATGGTTGGTACGGTGCCAAGACAAATATTGGTCTTACTCCGGCGCCAAACGGATCCTTTTCAATTGATTCAGCGACTTGAATTGTTTGATGATCATATTCCTCGGAAGCCAGATTTATCTCTTCGTTAACCTGCGCTGTCTGGTAATCAAGATAATATTTTTTTAAAACCGCATTCTCATTCAAAGTCACTTTTTTATTTTCTCCGACCAATAAACTCTGTAAAAAGGAAATCATGCCTAAAGTTTTTAAAGTGGCCAGCTCAACCGTCCATTCTCCTTCGGTAGCTGTAAACATCTTCAGGGATACCCGCATAATCAAAAAGCTTTCGTTTATATTCCTGCCTGATAAATTAACTGTAATAGTCTGCCCGGAACTTAAGCCGCTGATATATGTCCTGAATTCTCCCTCTCTGATTGTATTGGCATAAGCCGATAATTGCGCCTCACCATACTTTTTTGCCTCTTCCGTAGTTTTTATGCTCTTATCTATCTTTTTAAACTCAAACCGCCCATAACTTGAAATACTGGCATTATCTTCAACCTGCGCCATGATTGGGATAAGATAATATCCGCTTATCTCAATTAAATCACCTGAATTCGGTGGATTAACGAATCTCACATATTTCTCGTTATAGCTCCAAAGACAATCAAAATTCTCATCACTGTCCAAAAATTCCGTTCCCACCGTTACCTCTACGCTGTTAACCTTAACTGTCGGCTTTTTGGAAAATTTATAATCCGTGGCAAAACTTTTCTGATTCCCATCCCCGGTGTGCGGTTTTGTCCGTTCATTATCTGATGTAATCTCTCCACCCTCTATAATCACTACATTCCTAAGCTGGCTTAAATCATTCTCAATCCCCAAACTGTCCCTAATATAATTATCACTACCGTCCGCGATATTGAATGGTGCCGGTTCATCGTTTTTAGCAAAAAAATGTATGTCTTTGCCATAGTCTATGTACCAGCTGTAATTAAACAGCTCGCACAATTCGGTTAAACATTTACTGACGCTCAGATTATTAAATGCCACCACTGTCACTTCCAGATCGCAACTGACATGGTTATAGGTAATGCCAAATCCGGCCAGATAATTATCAACGATATAGGAAATAATCTCGTTTACTGTTTTATTCTCAAAGCGGTCAATCACCAGAATCCGATCGAGATCCAAAGTATAATCCTTGGTTTCAATCTCGTAATAAACCACATCACCTTCGGCGTAATTGGCCACCCGGATAATTTTTCCCGCAAATATCAGTTCTTCACCGTCAAACACATCCACTACATCACTTATCTCCGGCTTATAGCTTTGCCCCTCAAAAACTTTAATTGTAAAATTGCACAGATTGGGCTGATCGTTGATATTGTCCTCGATTCCGAAGCTTTCCCAGTCAACCAAATTGGTTTTTTCTTCATCGTTTATTTTAACAATTATATTCATATATCTAACCCAATAAATTGCTGGCTTTTAATTTCTTGATCATTAAATCGCCAATCCGCTCCGCTCCTTTGCGGTCCATAATCGTATTGCCTGAAATATTTACATTAATTACCGTATTCTTACCGCCTAAGCGGTTATTAGGAATAATATTCCCGCTTGCGCCTGGCACAAACAATTCCGGTCCGGCTTCACCGACAACATAGGCCTTAGTTGGACTGACAAATCCGCCGACTGCCCGGCCCCCGCCAAACCCCAGCGCATTGCCAATGGCATTCTTCGCGCCCTGTACGATATTCAGCCTCTGAATACTGCTGATCAGCTTATCTATCCAGTCAATGACTTTTGATATCGTAGTAGTGGTCGCATCCCAGATTCCCTTAAATTTCTCTATCCCTGAATTGGCCGCTTCAATAATAGTGGTCAAAGTCTGAATCAGGGCAATTAAGCTGACCTCAATAATTTTTGTCACCGCAATCAAAGCGCCCAGTAAAATAACGCCGATTATCTGCGCAAATGTTTCCAGAAACGGCATTAATGGTTGCAAAGCTTCCCAAAGCTTCTGCAGTTCCGGCAACAGGTTCTCCCGGAATACCAAAGCCACATTGTCCCAGGATGAACTGAATATGGTTAAAAGACCCTGATAACGGTCAATAATATCCATTCCTGCCCTGACTGCATCCGCAAATTTGCCGGATACATCAATCACAAATGAGATAGCGGTTTTTAATCCTTCAAAAGCCGCCATCAGCACCTGTCCGATAATATCGGCCGTGGCTTTAAGCTGTGGATTGATTTCGTTTTCTTCGGTGAACGCCCAGGAACGGAAACTTTTAATTGTCTGGTAGACATACTCAATACTCGGTTTCATGGCATTATCGAGCATATCCCCAAGGATTAATTTGAGGCTTACAATCCCGTCTTTGACTGAGTTCGATATTTTGTACCAGCTGTTCATGGCCTCGCTGTATGAGCCTTCCATTCTGGTGGCTTCGCCGATCATGGCATTATACATTGCCTGCGATTTCTGCGCGTAAGTCAGTTCGCTGGTCTTAATCCCAAGCTGAGTGGCCGCATCAGAATAAACCTTGACCAGATTCATCTGAATGCCGTATTCGCTTAACAGTTCCGGCCGGAGTTTAACCACCGCTTCCATCATGGACTTAATCGCTTCATTGGAATTTTTATTCGAAGCGGCCGCTACGTCACGACCCCTGGCCACGATTTCCAAAGCCTGACTTTCACTCATATTGGTCATAATGGCGGTTTTGGTCAGTTCAATTGCGGTCAGCATGTCCTTATTCTCTTCCCTGATGCTTTTCACCAAACTATCAATCTGCTTTTTGCTCCAGTTGTTATTTTCCCCCAGTTTATAGATAACCGCTTTTGACTGCCCCAGCTGGCCGGTCAGGCTGATGCTTTCTTTGACCAGACTGCCGATACCACTGGCCACCCTGCTGATCGTTCCGGCAATGGCGTTATAAGCCAGATTACCGACCGCTACCGCCTTGGCCATAGAACCAAAAGAACTGGATGTAGTTTTTACACCTTCTGACATGCCGTTTAAAGCCTCACTCACTTTTTTCATTTCCGAGCTGGCGTTGTCAACAGCTTTTAATATGATTTGCAGTTCCTTGTTGTCGCTCATTTATTTTTTTATTACGCTCCATTATGAAAGTGGCAACTTCATTGATAAAATCCCAGCGCTGATTCTGGTACTCATGCTCGGTCCAGCCCATCTCCACACAGACAAAGGCCCGGAAGCCTTCATAGCTGAAATGGCCGAGCCGGACAAACTTGGCTACTTCGAACCACGAGTTTTGCTCTCCTCTAAAAAATCCTGTACAAACTTTAAATTCTCGATAATAAACCTAGTGTCTTCAAAACCGAACAGGTTGATGTTTTCCGGCGTGATCGGCAGTTTCTGCTCTTTTTCATCAGTGGCATCCCAGTCCTCAATTACCCGGCTGAACAAAACTAAAGTCTGCCTGATCTCACTTTTTTCCTGCTCAATTACTTCCACATCGGTTGCCAGAACGCCATCCCTGATTTTGATGGTTATTCCGCTTTTGGGAAGCTTTATGTTTTTAACTTCTCTTATGTCTTTTAACACTGGCATAGGCTTAATAGCTTGCGACAAGGTTGGTCAGTGTGGCTTCAATGCTTTTTGAGTCACTCGCTGAATAAAAAGCCTTGAAACTGGCCGCTACCTTGGCAATCTCGTTATTATCACCGCTAATAAGCGGTTCTCTTAATTTAATTTTGGCTAAGTCAATAACCAGCCTGGGGTTGCTGGTCGCGCCGATCGTAACATCACCATTGACGATCTCAATCCGCATTGCTTTTTGGTTGCCATTTAAGGCATAGTCCATCAAAACCGTATCCTTAAAGTTCATTTCAATTGAGCCTTCAATTGTTAACTGCTTATTTAAGAAATCCGCCGGTTCAATACTCCCCAGCTTGTCGTCATCCTCAATGTTTTTATTGATATTAATTTCAACCTTTTTAACATCAATAGCACTGGCCGCTCCCAGTCCGGCCATGTCATCTGCCAGTTTAACGTTGATATGCTGGCCTAAAAAGTAATTCTCGGTAATGTAGCCGGGCGCATTGCTCTCAACTACTCCGGCCTTGCCCCGCAAAGCAATCTCGTATTTCAGATACTGATTAACGGCCGCATCCAGCTTAAATGTTTCGATTACCGAATTGGGATAGGCTTTTTGCTCATTATCGCCCCTTTTAACCTCGACCGTGAGCGTAGGGTGCTTGGCTGACTGCAGAACCGCGAAAACATGGTCATATACACCAGTGTCCGCGGTTTCTACGCTCCCGACCTGGCCAAGCGTAGCCAGAAGAATCAGGCCGAAACTCTCGTCAAACACTTCGCCGGTAACCGTGCCTCCGCTCATTTTCTTGCTGATTTCCTGATCCTCGCTGTCCTCAATAACACCGACAGCCCGCTCACTGACCGCTACTTCGATTTTGTCGTTAATATCTTCAGACAAAGGCTTTAGCCAGTAGCTGGGCGCCACCTTAACCCCTCTGGCGGTTTCTCTGCCGATGCCGATATTAAATTTGCGCTTTATTAATTCCGTCATATTGTTGTATTTCAAAACATGCCGACAATCAAGAACGGCATGTTCTGCTTATTTAGTTTATTAATTCGTTTAGCTTTTTATCCGCCTCCTTTTTGCTTTTAGCCTTAACGGTAATGTTATGCTCCGGATAATTAAACTCTTTTTGGTGTTCCATTTTACGGACTGGTTGTTCTTTATCCTGGTGTTCCATTTTTGGAACCTCCTGCTCCTTACCAGAATGCAGGGACTTGTCTTCGATTTGAGATTTTTTGACTGCCATATTTTTGTCGATTAAATTATTATGTTATTTGAATTAATTTTTTACAGATTATTTCCATTTCCAGAACCCGCATCAGAAGTTCCCGATCTTCCCAGATAAATGAACTGGAAACCAGGACATCATCGCAAACTCCGCCCAGAGTGTCGTCATTGTCAAACGCTTCGTCTATCTGGTCGCTTAAGCTGTTTAGCAGATTTTCTCCGTCTTCCTGTCCGCGGGCTTCTTCGTTTACTTCCTGGATTACCTGCACTTTGAATTTATAGTGCTTTAAAATCGTTTTAACACTCATCCGCTCCTTTACATTTTCCGTGCCTAAAATTATGGCCACCGGATACTCATTAAATTCGCCTTTGTTATATTTGTACACCTGGGCAATATCATTAATACTGTCCAGCTTGTTATAAATTGCATCCAATATTTGGCTTCTCATATGCTTTTGATTATGCGTTCTAAAACGCTGACAAATATCCGCCTGACCTGATAATTAACTTTATCAATTGTCCGGTCTACAAACGGATTAGGCTTTGTGCCTTTGCGCATTATGCTTTTCTGTACCGCATAAGGATTTAATCCTTTTTTGATCGCCCAGATGCGTAGGGGCGCTCTTTTGCTTTTAACCGACACATAATGCGGTTTTGTGCCTTCGTGTACCGCAACGGCGTATTCTTTCTTGGGAACAATAATCACGCTCCCGCTTTTTAATCTGATACCGATACTCTGCCTTAAATGAGCGGTCACCCCGACCGGCGATTCTCTTTTCTCCTGGCCGGAAATAAGTTTGCCAGCGTCCAGAAGACCGCGCTGAATCTCGCGGTTAGCGGCCAGCGGATACATCCTGAATACCTCCCTTAGTTCGTTTATATTTTCAATCTTTATTTCAAACGGCATATCAATTATTTGTCTTATAAATTATGGCTTCAATTCTGGTTAGCGCGCCTCTTTCCAGTTTGCGGATGGCTTTAACGATATAGGTTTCGCCCTCACATTCCAATTTGTCCGTTTCCTTGATATCTGAATGGCTTTCCGTGTAGAGCTTAAGCATATCGGCCGGATTGCCCTCGCTTAAAAGCGTATCCTCGGCTTTGATTGACATAATTGAGCCCTGAATTTCTCCAAGGAGCTCATAACTCTCCTTCTTTTTATCCGGAGTGCTTACAAGCCGGGAAACCAATAGTGTTTTGTTAAACGCAAATCTCATATTGAATACATTTTGTAGCGAGAAAGAATAGAGGCAATGTCAGGAGTTAAATGCTCCTCCCAGGAAATACTAGCTTCACCCAAGCTTTCGGTTTTTATGCCGTCACTTTTACGTTGATTCCATAATTTGCCGACTAACTTTAAAATCGCCAGTTTTAAACTGTCAGGAATATTCTGATCCATAAAACCGGCTTTATAACTAATCTTATAATTCAGCTCTCCACTCCTGACATTATCCAATTTCACAATCCCCTGATCTTTGTAAAAAACATAATCACTGCTTGACACTGCCACCCAGCTTCCGTCACTGTCATATTCCACGGTCAAATCTTTTAAATTCAGATTATTGGCCAGATAAATATTTTCGTCTATTTCGTCACCATCAAAATATTCTTCAACCGTATCCTCTTTAATTTTGTTGTTGAGCATGACCTCAACCCAGCTGACAGCGCCGGATATTAACATTTCAATAACACTGTCATAATCGCTTACGGTTAAACCAATGTAACTTTTAAAATCTTCTGCGGTAATCATATTTATAAAATATTAATTCCTGATCCTTTTTGCGACTAAGGACCAGGTATTAAAATTCTATGCCTTAGAACAAATCTTTGCTTCAATTAATTTCTTTGCCAGATCCAGCTCAACTCCGGCAATTTCACCTTTTAGGTAAGGCGTATGAGCCTTGTTAAATTTGACCCGGGTCAGATTCTTTTTTGGCGCTTTAGTCTCCTTGTCTTTTTTATTCTTACCAGTTGCGCCATCCTGATTTTTTTTATCATCTGCCTTGTCATCGACAGAGGAATTTTGATTGTTTTGATTGTTTCTGTTAAACATAAGATTAGTGTTATCGGCTTCGCCGACCCGCCCCTACGAATGCGGGACATGCGAATTACCAATATGATTTAATTTATTATTTCCTCCCCGCCTGTGACCAATACAAGTACAGGCGAGGAGTATAACAATAAACCACGTTTATTTTACTCCGGTCAGCTTCTTGCCTGCTTCCGGCATGGTAAACACGCCGTCAACTGCTTCTGCTACCACTACCTCTGTCTGCAATTTGCTGATAACCTTGTCAGTATCAATAAACATCTCCTCGCCGTCCTTGATCCAGTAATACCATGGATCGAAAAACAGGATCTCTGTCTCATCCGTGCCTACCCCCAGATTGGCCGGAATATCAGCACTTTCCAAAACCGGGCGGTTAAAGATAGTCTGATCCCGGACATCGAATATAGGCATTTTATTCTGATCTTTAAGTGATCGAATCAATTTCATGCCAGCACCCGATGTCATGAAAACCGCATTCTGACGATACTGCTCAGGTAGTTCATAGTACAGATTCACCAGATCATCATAATCAAAATCAACATCTGCCTGTGCGATTTCACCTAACCCAGCACCTCTGACACCATTGGGCTTGCCTGATCCGTCTCCAGCCACAAAGGCTGTTTCTTCCGCATCCCTTAGTTTTCTTGAACTAAGCTCGCCAATAAAATTGACGATATTGAATGCCGAAGTATTAAGCAGTTTGCGCGGGATTAAAACCCGGGCCGCCAAATAATAATCAGCCAAACTTTTCTTTTCAATCGTAGGGTTGCTCTGAGTAATACTGTCATTGTCATCCACCCAGTAAGCGGTTACGCCAGTACCTTCGGTTGGCAACTGGAAGTTGCCGGACAGCTTAAATGAATAAGCTAATTGGCGCATACGGGAAATCTTATCTTTCTTGGTCAGAATAAAATCTGCCAGTTCAGTCGGAATGGTGTGACCAAATGAGTTATTGCCGGTATCAATCGCTTTTTCCTCCAGCTTGCCAAAGCACACGTCTTTGATAAACTGAGCCGCTTTCTCAACCTTTTCCTCCTTGCTTGGCTTTTTGATGTCAGCCAAACCTTTCTGGGTTTCTTTAAGGATTTCCGCTTTCAAATCCCCGACAATCTCCTTAACCCCGTCAGCAATCAGCTGATTCAGTTCTGTCATGGTTATTTCCTTGACTTCCTGTTTGTTGTTTTTTTCTTTTGGGTCCATAAGATTATTTAGTTATTCTTAATATGTACTCGCAGGCTTTGTCAGCCTGCTTGACTGCATGCCTGATGCGGAGAATCTTCATCATCTCCGTGGCAGGTTCGACCTTTATCCCCTTAATTGTCAGGGACTTTAAATATTTTTTATATTTATAACTTATTTTTTTACGTTCAATTTTTCCGCCCTTATAAAATATCTTTACTCGCATTTTTTTATAATCCACGTCAACATAGCTAACCTGTCTGTCTTTCTTTCCTTTTTTATTATCTTTAACGTTAATCAACTGCGTATCCGGATTAGCCCCGGCCAGTACCGGCGACCATTCATACAGCCTGACTTTTTTGATAATCCGGTTGTCATTTTCATCCCACTCATAATCCAAAATCTTAAATCCAATACTGAACTCATCAATTATCCCAAACTTAATATCACTGAATGATTCCCTGCCTCTTTGCGTTTCCAGATTAAACTGCGCCCGGATAAAAAGTCCCTTATCATCCTCTTCGCCTTTCAATGTCTTGGCAATCGGCTCTTCCCAGTTATGCATCCAAACACCTTTTGGCAATTTATTCCTTAAACTCTCGACAAAGGCACCCCGCCTGATTATATCGCCAACCAGATCGACATTATCAAAAATTGAAACATAGGCTTCAATAATGCCCTGATCTTTTTCTTCCTTTTGCTCAATTATTTTAATTTCTGCTTTTGCCCGTACTCTGATCATTTTATTCTCAATTTCACCGGGCTGATTATTGTTTTCTTTTTTTATTGATTTTTTCATATGGTTGATTCGTTTAATGAATTAGCTAATGTGACCCCATCGCAAGCGAATGGGGTATCTTATCTGATTTAAGTCAGGAAACCTACGGTTTCCCGACACCCTTCCCTTCTATTCGGTAACCCCACCCCAAGGGGATGGGGTATTGTAAACTAATAAATATTTATAATGGAGTAAAATCGCATTTACAGTTAGGATGAGTCTGTCCTGGAATCTGTCCTTCAATATTTTTTATTGTCCACTTCTCCAAACTTTTTAAAATACAGATACTACAGGCTCCAGGCGATAACAGCCATTCTACATCAGTATAACCATAATGCTCATACGTTTTTCGGTGAGCCTCTACCACTCCCCGTGATGTTTCGGTTCTGGCAATCATATCTGCCCTTGAATCTTTAGCAAAATCAAATACCGCTTCTACCCTCTTGCTTAATTCGCCAATATCTTCACCATTAGCTACTCCCTCCTTTAAGGTTTCGGCAAAATTCTCAATCGTAGTGTTGTTTATGGTTTCACCTGTTTCCTGACTCACTTTAGCAAGCCACTCTTTGATAAAACCCATGTCCACAATCATATCCTCGCCAACAAGCTCACTGGCTCCTCTGATTCCGGACATTACCGTTTCATACATCAAAGGCGAAATTAAATCAATCGTAGCTTGTAGCTCCTGTGTTTTGTTTATTCCATAATCCTCAGCAACATCCTTTTTATAATTTTCATTCAGACTTTCTACAAATCTTATTTTTTGTTCTTCAAAAAATTCAATAAATTTACTTTTCCATATTTTCTCTAACTGCACTTCCTGTTCCATGCGGGATTTATAAAATAACTCTTTTTGCTCATCACTAATGCTTTTACTGTTATCTTTAATAACTTTTAAAACCACTCTTTTCTCACCATTTAAATTGCTGATAATTTTATCACTTGCCTTTTGAGCTATTTTGTTGATTCTTAAATTACGGTTTAGTATTCGTCTTTTAATCTGCTTTTGTGTTTTTAAATTTATCTGACCACTTCTCCTTGCTTTGATTTTTATAAACTGCTCTGACTTTTTCTCTCCGCCAATCAACGGCATATTGGAAAGTGGCATATAAATATAATCTCCGCCGTTTATTGCCTCCAAGCCTTCCAGTTCCCTGATCTCATTAGTGGTCATCCATTTATTCCAGCTTTCAGTCTTGCGTTTTAAATCCATTTCCTGATCATCCCGGGCTAATGGTTCGAATGAAAGCCACAAATCTGTTCCGAATTTCGGTACTAAGAATTCATTTAACTGCTCAATCATTTCTGTAGCCAATGGCTCCAGTGTCCATTTATTAAAGACATATTCGGCCACAACCGCACTGGCACGATTTACATCCTCAAATACTCCCAGTACCGGCTTTGGTACACCGAAGATGGAAAGTATCTCATCCCGGTTCATTTTCCGGCTTTCAATAAAGTCTAAATCTTTGGGTGGTAAGCTAACCGACTTATACTTCATGCCAGCCTCAAGAATCATGGGATTATAGGCACTATCATAACCCTGATGCTGGCTTTTAAATTCTTTTTTAAGTCTTTTAATGGTTGCTTTATTGGCATTACCGGCCAGTTCCAGAAAACCGCTCGGCCGGGCATTGTTTTTTAGCAAATTACTGTTTGACTGCAGAATATAATCATCATTCTCCGCGCTCATCCTGACTGCTTCAATTACACCAATACCTCTGTCCGGGTTCCTGGGATTATAGTTTTTTAAAAATATCACTTCGTCCGGAGAATAAGTTTTCTTAAATGTTCCGATTTGGTAAACATAGCCCTGCAACTGTCCGCTTTTATCTTTCTGCACTTTAAAATATTCCGGCCGGGCAATATAAATATTACTGGGATATTTATCGCTCTCGTTAACTTTAGTCAGCACCCAGGGACTGGCACCTAAAAGATCCCGGTAAATCACGCTAAGCTGAATAAAATTATATTTGGTCATTTCCGGGTTTACCCGATACAGTAGCTCTAACAATTCATGTTCGATTAACTCTTCAACATCACCGTTCTTTTTAAGCCGGTACAGCTTAAACTCAATCTGCGCCAAACCCATGCTCCGCCTCGCTACACAGGCATAAACCCATGACTTATAAAAATCAAGAGCATCGGTCTTGGTAATCACGCTGGCCATAATGCCGGAATTAACAAAAAACGAAAATGGTACAGCCCCTTTGTAAACTATTGAATGATATAATCTTTTTAAAATATTCATAAAACTTATAAACTAATTATCCGCGGGACTACTTCTTTTCGCTCATAATATGTGAAACATAGTGCGTCCCAAAAGTCCGGACTTGGCACTCCCCGGGCCAGCAAATCATCCTTTGATTCCATCTGGATCTTGCCGTCTCCTCCGCTGGCTATCTTCCACTTGATCTCGTCCACTTCGGCAAATTCAGAGCCGTAAACTTTGCCGTCCTGTTCTGTAAACATTTTCTTGGCTTTAAAATTTGCTTCGGCTTTAATGTTGACGTACAAATTCTTGCCATCATCACTGGGCTTGTCATTTGCCCGGCAGGCATTAACAAAAATTCCATCCTCTTCCAGCCTGTCAACTACACCGGCACCAACTCCCACCACATCTACAAATACATCAAAGTAATCAATTTTTTCCTCTTTGCAAATCAGCTTTATCTCATCCACGATCTTCATCGTGTTCCGGGTTTTCATTTTGCGTTTAATATACGCTCGTGGCTTACCTGTCTTCTCTTCCTTGCCCCTGATAACAAATACAGTCCAATTTCCACCCCTGGCAACATCTACGCCTAATTTCTTACCTGATCTTTTTAGTTTCGGCTTGCTTACACAAAACATTTCTTCCTGTTCTCTGGATGTCATCAATTTCCTGTACCCACGTGAATCAACATCATCCTCATCCGGAAATAAGCACTTGTAAAGAATACTGGCCAGTGGCAGTTTTAAAGCCTTATTCAAAAATTCCTTGGTGTACCGACCTTCTTTTAACGCCTGATAGCAATCTATGTAAATTTTGAAATAATCTTTGTCTTTCCATGTTTTTAAAAAATGATTATTGTGAAACGGATTGCCAATTTTGATATAGCAGGACTGCTTGCGTTCATCTCCCACTTTTTGCTTACCGGCCACCATCCTGAATATGGTAGCTTCTATCTCGTCAGGAATTAATGCGCTCTCATCCTGAATTACAATCCGGCCACCTTCTCCCATAACCGCCTTAACACCTGATACTACGCTTCTCGCTTCAACACTTAAAGCAAATAACCCCCCGCCATTTCGTAAAACTATCCTGTCCTTACTTGCCTCCTGCCTTAACATGTCAATTTTATCCTTTTTCTCAAGTAGTGAACTAAACATCGGACTATCCCCAATATGCTCAATGTAATATCGCATTATTTTTTTGGCCTGTTCTTTTTTTGGCGCTACTACCGGAATAAGCTCACCCTGAATACAGCTGACAATAATGCAGGCCAAAGCCACAATTAAACTCTTTCCGTACTGCGTACAAGCTATGATTTGAATGTACTCAAAATGCCGAAATACTATTGCCCAGAAAATTACCAATTGCCCCTCGGTTACCACCTCGCTTGCCCTGTATCCTTCTATGTCGAAATGAGCAAGCAGAGATAGGCATACTTCACGTTCTTCCTGGGGTATTTTTGGTAACTTTACTTTTAACATCTCCTTTTACTTTTAGCTTTTTTATCAGGTCGTTGTAATCACTCCTGATTTCTTCCAGCTCACGCGAATCATTAACGTCAACTTCGCTCTTGGGCTTGTATTTTGGATGATTGCACTTCAAGTAAAAGATAATAGCGGTAATATCATCATTGGCAACTTTCTTCATTAATTTGCTTTCCACATAACTTCTCTGATCCCATTCAACTTCATCAACCTGCTGAGCAAATTCATCGTCAGCCTTAAGCCACCGGTAAAAAGTCTTGGGCGTAATACCAACCCTTCGGCAGGCGATCGTAACTATCCCTTTATTCTTTTCCAGCTCATCTAAAATCAATTTTTTATTCTTTTTGGTACGGGCAACTACCTTCGGTTTGCTTTCCCGGGATTTTTCCTTTTTTATAGTGTGACATTTGTGACATTTACTCATACAATTTTATTCGCATGTCCCGCATTCGTAGTGCGGGTTCGCGAAGCGAATAACTATTAATTTGGGTAACTTTTCTGCCAAATCGCGATTTTTTTACAATAATTTTCCAGCCTGGCCTTATTTCTGAATAATCGGTAGTTTTTGCACTGTTTTTTCATGCAATAGTTGAATACTTTTCCGGTCTTAATTTCCTCCCCCTTTCTGATACAGTAAAAAATCATAATTTCTTTGCTTTTCTAGATGTATGTTCCTCCCAGCGTTTGATGATGACATCAATATACTTTGGGTCCAGTTCCATGCTGTAGCATTTTCTCTCCATTTGCTCGCAAGCCATTAATGTTGACCCTGATCCGCCAAACAGATCAATTACTATATCACCCCGCTCGCTGTTTTTCTTTAAAGCCCGCTCCGGCAAACGCAAAGGTTTTTGTGTCGGATGAAGATAATTTTGTGTCACGTCCCTTCTTTCGTACCAGACATCCATTAATTCACTAAAATCATCATAGTCAAGATGAAATACATCTTTTAAATTATTTATTTTTTTATTTTTAAAATGGCTTTTTTTCTTTTTCCAACCCACCATGCACGGCTCATACTGCCGGTGATAATCCTGTCCCCGGCTGAACACCATTGAATTTTTAAGCCAGATTATAATTTGACTCATGTGCCAACCTCCCAGCTCAAATGCTTCCCGGTTAATCCAGTTGTTTTTATTGGCAAACCACCAGTAAATCGTTACATCATCAGTCGTATAATCAAATAAATTCTTTAAAATATCAGTATAAAACTCCAAGCACTCTTTATTGGTTTTTTTGTCGTTAAATATCTTCCCGCCGCTTCCTCCGTATTTCTTTGAATCATAATCAAGTCCACCCGGGGATTTATAGTCAACATTATATGGCGGATCCGTAAATATCATTCTTCCCTTTTTACTTCCCATTAATTTCTCTACGTCTTCCGCTTTAGCTGAATCACCACACATCAGGCGATGTTCTCCCAGCGCATATATATCTCCCAGCTTTGCTTTTGGCTTTTTGATTTTCTTATATTCCTCCTCGGCATCAAATTCGTCCTCTTCTATCTCAGCTATTAAATCTTTATCAAAACCGGTCAGTTCCAAAATATCCTCGTCTAATTCTTTTAATTCCTCAATAACCAGCTCCATCTCCCAATCACTCTCATTGAGCTTATTATCCGCCAAACGATAAGCCTTAGCCTTTTTGGGCGGGAGGTTAACCGTAATGCAAGGCACGACTTTTAATTTAAGCATTTTGGCGGCTTCAAATCTCCCATGCCCAACGATGATCACTTTTTTCTTGTCCAGTACTAAAGGCTGGTTAAAACCAAACTCCCTGATGCTGTCCGCAATTTGCCTGATCTGTTTTTGCGGATGTTTTTTAGCATTTTTAGGATACGGCTTAATTTCTTCGATTTTTATTTCCTCCTTTTTTGCCATGGTTTTCGGTGTTAATGATATAAATATCTTTAATCGCTTTTTTATTGAACTTGCCGGACTTCAGGATTTTGCTATACGCTTTTTCCAGCTTACTGATAATTTCTTCAATTTTTTTCTTATATTCTTTGATATCTTCAAAGTTGCCTACTTTCATGCCCTGTAGGCTCCGGAGCATCGGATCTTTTGGCACTTTAATATGCCGGTTAATATTTGCCCTTTCGCCTTTGCCGTCCTGATAGCAGATAAATACAGGCAAAGCGCCAACAATGAAAAATTGTGGTTCTTTGGTCAAAATACCGCTCTTAGTCTGAAAGCTGTGGTTAAAATCAATTTTCAGATAAAGATTGTTTTGAATTTTAGTTTTTAAATTATTCATATGGTCGGTCTTTGTTCGGTCTAAAAAAATTTTTTAAAGCCTGCTTCCTTGGCCAATCCCATGGCACAAGCCCCTTTGTTTTTTGCGGTAGTGCTTTCTCCTACGTCAATTAATATCTCAATAGTTTTCTGAAATCCGATTTGCTTTATAACTTTGAGCCAAACTTTTAAATTTTTGTGATCATTGATTTTCTCCAGCTGATACTCTAATTGTCCTCTCTGGGTATCTGATAACGAGTTATCCACATTTTGAAAATCAACGTTAACGTTGGATTTAGTATTATGATTATTAGTATTATGATTGTGTTCGGTTTGCCGAACGGTTGAGGGGGTTTTGCGTTCGTTTTGGCGAACAGAACTGTTCGTTTTAACGAACGGTGGGGACAAGTCGTTCGATTTAACGAACAGTTCATCCACCTTGCCTGTCATCTTGATATACAGCTTATTGCCCTCCCGCCAGGTCAGAATATATCCGGCTTCAGCTATTTTTTTTACTCTTTCCGATACCCGGCTTTTAGCTTTAATCCTGAGTAATGGCATCTCCTCCAGAAGATAACTGAAATTAACCCAGGTAAACCCGTTTTTGCGATGTTTTTCCACCTTTTCACTCCTTGATGAACAGAGGTAATATAAATAATCAAGAATAGCCCCGTCTACAATATCCAACGAGGTTTTAGCTAAGGCTATTTGATTGATGTTTATATTGTATTTCATGTGACAAGCATGGATTTTGAGACCACTTATAGGCTTATGAAACAAGAGGTGGATCCAGTCGAAACCAAATCCCCGGGCTATACCGACCTCTCGTCTCACAAGGCTATAAGCCTTGTGTTTTGCAAATACGTCTTTGCAAAAATGGAGCTGAATCCTCAGGGTCTTCTGACAGATTCATGACATCGTGCTCCCAAGCATTTCAAAATATTTAAATAAAAAGAAATGTTGTTTTGTGTGTTCTCGGCTTTTTGGCATTAAGCCTTTTCTCAATTTCTGCTATGCGACGGCTGTCCCTCTCATTCTCTCTTTTTACGATTTTCCGAAATTCTCCCAATAAATAATTACGTGATTGTATTCTTGATTTAAGTCTGATTTTCTCCGAGATGAGTCCCGGGACAGACATGTTACTTAGCATCTTTGGCCTCCTTTCTAGTCTTACCCGCCTTGCTTTTCGCAGGCGTAGATTTTACCGTTTTTTTTACGCTTTTCTTTTTATCATCCGCCACATCAGGAAATTCCTGAGCGAAATGATCCTTAATATTTATTTTTAATGTCTCCAGTCCGGCCTCAAGTTCAGCCAGACCTTTCTGCTTGATCTCCTCCCAGCTGTTAGTACCAAATACTTTTTCTGAAATTTCAATCCTTGATTTTTTATCAGCTGCGCCAGTGCTTGGCCATGCCTTGAATAACTCATTGGTTATTTTTTCAAGGGTTATTTCCTTATTCCTGATATACTGCCTTTTGTCCTCTTCGGTTTTAAATAAACCACTGGAATCTGTTTCAGTCACCTCCCTTCTTTCTGGATTGGCAAGCATGTCATCAATAGCCGGAGCAAAATTCTCAAAATTAGGATTTATAAAAGTTTTGCCGTCAATTAAAGTTGACCTGTCTTTAATGACCGTAGCCTGACGATAGACTTTTTTGTCTTTGCCCAAAATTTCTTCAAATCTTTCCATAAGGACCAGAATATCCGGTTCATAGGCAGTTTCTCCCTCGACTTTCATTTTTACCCCTGACTTATAAATTTCTCTTTTACCGGTTTCCGCATTGATCTCGTTTTCATACTCATATCCGGCTCTACCGCACATAATGATATGATACGGATCCCGGACTAATGGATCAGAAAATTCTGCTTTCCACATGGGCTTTAAAATTCCCCAGTCCTGAAACTGCAAATGATTGCGGTTCATTTTTCGCTTATATGCCTCAACAGTGTCCTCCCAGACATGGGAAATTGAGTCAATCAGGAAAATGTCACTCAGTCCTGTCTCTCTCATGATCCGCATTGATTCTTTTAGGTCCGCCAATGTTCTTGACTCCTTGACCAGTAATTCAATACCGGCTTCGTTAAAAACTCTTTTCAAGAACTTGGCCGCTTTTTCAGTGTCAAACATGACAATCGGCTTCTTGGATTTAATCTTTTGATGTAAACCGATTGCCACCAAAGCTGATGTATAGGTTTTACCTGATCCGGCAAACCCCTCAAATGCGGCTTTAAAATACGGCTTGGTATTGGCCACTTCCATAAAAAAGTTGGTCAAATTTTTTGTAGACTGAGCCGTTACAGTCTTGGTTAATGTTTTTTGTTGCATATTGTTCTGCATTGGACTCCCGCGGGAATCCAATATTATTAATTTTTTAATCCGCTTGACTATTTCAAACGGTTTGTGATAGGTTATAGATAGGTTATAGGCCTTTTAAGAAATAGCGCTTTCTTAAGAGGCGTTCATAAACACCTATAGGCATCCACCCTTTTTGCAGGGTGGGTGTCTTTTTTTCTCGAAAACAACCTTCTTCTGGCATTCTCAAGAATTTCGATATCCCTCCAGATATCATACGGCTCAAGAGATCCGCCTAACGGATAATCATCACAAAATTCCTCCGTGTCGACCATCTCCCGAGGTAAGTGATCCATATTTCATCACCCCCTTTCCAGTCATCCCGGACTCATGCCGGAGATGAATTATTTTATTAAATTGTTAATGTCTTTTCACCAACCGATAATTTTTCTGCAAATACATCAATTCTTTAACCTTCTCCTCCAAAACCTCATTTGCCTCTTCCAGTATTTTTAAAAATTCAAAAATATTAACTCCTTCCGTTTCCGGCCTTAATCTCTGTACCTGCAAATCAATAATGGTCGCCAGCGTGCCGAAATAATCATCGCTTTTGATATGAAATTGTAGACTTTTTTTGCTCATACAAAAAACCCTGAATAATTTGAATTATTTATCAAATTATTCAGGGTTTTTAAGAAATATCCACAGTTTTATTAATTTTCCTGAATTTCCGCCAAATCACCCCTATTTTCAACCAAAAAGGATTGAAAACTATGCTTTCAATCCTTGTATTTGACTAATATTAAGCTAAATTCAGCATTTATGCCCTTACATCATCTTCTTTCGAATAAATGCTGGAATGCCTAATTCTTCATCTTCTTCCGGCTCATCATCCTGCTTCTTGGCCGCTGGTTCAAATTGAGCCGCTTTTAAACTGGAAAATTTGCTTTTTTTATTGCGTTTTTTTAATTCTGTTTCTTTTTGTTTTTCTTGTTTTAGTATTTCTTTTTCTTCTTCTTCGGCAATAAAAGAGCTGGGAGTATATGATTTAGGCGTTGATGATTCATCTATGCCCATTTGTCGGCCGTCAAAACCAGTAGCCACAACCGTAATTTTCATTTCATCTTTTAACTTATTATCAATAACAGCGCCAAAAATTACTTTGGCGTCTTCGTCAACCGAGGATGTAATAACTTTCGCGGCTTCATT